CAGCGCCCGCTTGACCTCAATGGAAAATTTCTGATTATAGGCCGGGGTCCGCAGTTCCACCGCCAGCACGTCCAGGATCTTCTCCGGCATGGAGGCCACGGCGGCGTAAATATGCACCCCGTCCGCGTAGGCGCACAGTTTTTCGATCTGCCGCCCCAGGGCATAGGCAAAAGCCTGGGTTTCCAGTTGGCTGGCCAGGTTCTCCGGCATAATGTCCGTGAAACGGCTGCCCCGCAGGTCAATCATCCTCCAGCCCTCCATAGCGGACGGCCTGGCCGGTCAGGACCGCCACGGACTTGGCGCCCACGATCTGGTGGACGGGGGCGGCCATTTCCACCCGCTTGGCCCCCGCCGCCATGACCATTTCCCCCAGCTTGGAGGGGTTAATGTCCCGGCCTATGGCCCGCTGCCATGCGGTATATTGACCCACAGCGGCGGCCACGGCGGTCTGAATATCCACGGCCCGGTTGCTGTCGCTCCGGTTGATGTAATAGGTCAGGTCGATGGAGTATTCCACCTCCGCCGGGGCGGCCACCCGCACCAGGTCCGTCATGGGTCTAATGTTGTTGTCCCGCAGGTAGTTTTCCAGGCCGGTGATCATTTCCTCCGGCGGTTTGCTCCCGTCCGTCATAAGGAAATAAAGATCCACGGTGCCCGCCGCCTGGTCGCTCACCACCACCACGTCGCCCACGTTCACGTTGAACTTTTTGGCGTGGTATTTGTAATTTGCCTCCGGTCCGGCGGTGGAGTAGGATCCGGGGAACAGGTAGACCCGCTCCGCCAGGTGGTCGTCGCTCTCCACCTCCGCGCCGCCGGCGGTCACGGTGATATTGGACACGCTGGCCATGTAGGGGATCGGATCCACCAGCTTGGACAGTTCCCCCACGGCCAGGCGGTTGCCCGCCTCTCCGGTCATGGTACAGGCCGCCGACACGTCCACCGACATGGCCCCCGCCGGGATCTCCATATATTGCGTGGTTGCGAAATACACGGACCAGTCCGGCACCGCCGCCCTGGTGCCCACCGGGATCCCCGTGGCCGCCTCCCGCTCCGCCGAAAGAGTAAAGCGCAGGGTGGTGGTGGCCGCCGCCGCCGGTTCCCGTGTCAGCCCCTTAAAGGCCGCCAGGTGGTCCAGGAATTTGGAATAGCTGTATTTCAAAAGGTTCTGCTTGCCCGCTCGGTCAATGTACTGCAGGGCGTGGTAGATTTGCGCCGCCGCTGCGTATAACTCCATACGGTGGGGGCTGGCCCGGTCCAGGGTCAGCGGGCGCCCGGTGGCCTGGGACATAAATGCCTCATAGTCCGCCACCATTTCCCCGCGTATATCCTCCACCGTTGCCCCGTCAATGAAACTAACGTCCGGCAGGTTCTTCACCACCGAAATTTCAGGCACGGGTGATCACCACCTTTGGCTTGATGTGCCCTTGTTCTCCATAATTCCATGTAACTTCATAGACCCGCACCCACGGAATGAACTGCGGGACCTTTTTTGTTACCTCCGCCGTGTATAGGCTTTTTACCACCTCCGGGGGCTTGTCCACATAGTTCTGTTGGATCCCAAACTCCCGATCCAGCGGCATGGTGCCCACCTGGGTGGACAGCAGCAGGGCCAGCTGCCGGTCCAGTTCCTCCAGGGCGTTGTCCTGGAACGTGTATTCCAGTTTGAAGTCGTACAGTTGCAAGTTGGTCCCGTGTGTCATGTGTATTCCTCCAGGGTAATGGTCAGGTTTGCCTTGGCCAGTTCGCCGTGGGCGTACATATCGCCCCATGTTTCACTGGAGGAGGCCAGACAAAACGGGTGGCGGCCCACTGGCCTGCCCTTTATGATCAAATATTCCGCGTCGCCGCTCTCCACCATGCGCTCCACCAGTTCCAGCATTTTGCGGGGCTTGACGCCCAGGGCGGCGGACAGGGTAATGGGCAGGTTGATCTTCTGGTTGCCCGCCCCCAAAAATTCCTTTTTGGGTTTTACGCCCATGACCTCATGCTCCACCCACCGCCCGGAAACCTCGCGGGTCATGCCCTTAAAGGTCAAAACGGCGCTGTCGCTCACCTGAAAGACGATCCCGCCCAGCGATCCAATGGCCACAGCTTACCCCCCTATCCTCACATTGTCGCTGCCGTCCTTGACCGTCCCGCCGATGGAAACGGCGTCCCCGGTCCTGGCGGCTGGTTTTCCGTTTATAAATACCGTGGCACTCCCGGCGGCGATCACGTCCTGGTGGCCGGGGTGGGCGACACAGCCGTGGGTGGAATAGTGATCCCCCACCCGCCCGGCGCCCCGTTTGTTTACGTTCACGTCCGGGCTATACTCCACCAGGGGGACAGGGGGGCAGGCGTCGTGTCCGGTGCATTGGTCCCCTTTTCGCGTTGCCGCCGGCATGGCCTCCGCCTCCTCTCCTTTAGTTCAGGTCAATGGTTTTCCCGTTGATGGTGATGGCGCCGCCCGCCGTAATGTTCAGGGTCCCGTCACAGTGGATCGTCAGGTCCTTGGCCTTGCCGTCATAGCGGACCATGGCCACGCCTGGGGCGCGGTCCATGTCCAGGCGGTACAGCTTTTCCGCCCCCTCCGGCGGTTTTGTTTTCCCGCTCCAGGGGCGGCCCAGGACCACCCCGGCCTCGCTGCCATTGGACAGATGGAGGACCAAAACCTGATCCCCCACCTCCGGCATACTGTAAACCCCGGAAAAAACCGTGGACAGAATGGGGATCATGCGGGTCACGTCGTCGTCTTTTTCGTGGTACACCACCCGCACCATGCCGGCGGGGTGGTCCACGGCTGAAACCTTGCCCAGCCGGATCTCGTTTCCCATGTGCGCCTCCTCTCCTCATTCCACCAGGGACAGGTCCAGGTCCATGGTGTAGCCGCTGCCGCCGATGTGGTGGGTGATCTGGTCAATGTAATATTTCCCGGACAGTTTCCCCAGGCCCACCATGGCCACGCATTGGGAGGCCACCAGGGAGGCAGTGCCCATGATGGTCACGGACATTTTGCTGGCGCCATGGTTGGCGTTGGCCACCGCCGCCTTGATCTTGCGCTCCGCGTCGGCTTTGTTGTCCGCCTTGCCGGAAACTTTCAGGATCCGGGGACCCTCTCCCACGTTGACCTTTATTTCCTCCTCGGTGCCGGGGTCCGTGTATGTGTACTCCCCGCCGGTGTAGGTGCCGGCCAGTTTCCGGTCCCAGTTCCAGGACTGGATCATGTCCGGGGTGATGGTGGCCGCCGGCCCTTTGGCCTTGTATGCCTCCCGGTCAAAAACCACGATTTTTTTAGAATAGACTTTCATGGCCAGGCCGTAGGTGCTGCACAGTTCCATGTAAAAATCGCAGTCTGTCCGCTCGGATTGCTCTATGGTCTTGATCTGAATGGGGCCGCCCTCCACGTCATAGGACAGGGACACGCCCGCCCGGCCCGCGATCTCCTTTCCGATCTCCTCCACGGTGACATTTTCCCAGGTTTTGCTCCGCTCGGTTTCCCGGAAAGAACTGTCCGCTGGGACGGACACGCCGGAAATGGTGCCCGCTATGGGCCAGCCGGAAAAATTGAAGTTGTCCAGCACAAAGGACCCGCAGGGCAGGATCCGGGTGTCACCCGGTCCGGCCCAGTCCATGGCCTTGATGGTGGCCGCCAGGGTGTCCCCGGTTTCAGGAAACCACGGGCCGATCCACGTCCCGCCCCGGTCATGGATCGAAACGTCTATACTGTCCGCCTCTCCGCTGGCCGGGTCTGTATAGGTCACGTCTTTTTGGTAGCCGCTCATTTTACCGGCCACGGCTGCGCCGTTCCAGGTCAGATCCACATACGCCCGCCGTGTCCTCATGCCTCGGTCCTCCATATCGGCATATTATCCGCCAGACTGTCCGCCGGCGGGTCCGGTGTCTGGAGGACCACCCCGGCCTGAAACCGGAACGTGTCCAGGTTGGGGTGGTTGTTCTCCATCAGCCAGCCGGTATATTTCACGCTGCCATAAACCCGGTGGGCGATAGCGTCCCAGGCGTCCCCCTGCCGGGTGGTATATGTGCCTGCCATGGTCCGCTCCTCCTTTACCGTGTGGACGCGCTCAAATTCTTGCGGCGCTCCTCCGCTTTCAGTTGGTTATACAGGCGCTTGAACTCCGCAAAACTCACTTTCCCGGCCTCCACGGCCTCCTCTTTGGTAACTCCCCCGTAGAAGTTGAACACGGGGGCAAAGGTGATCGTGTCCACGCCGCCGCCCGGCGGGTTTTGTCCGCCTGCCGGGGGCGTGTTTTCGTTTGCTCCGGGGCGCTGCGGATCCGGTGGTTCCCATGCACCGCTGCCGCCCTGACCCGGCCCATGCGGGTCCGGTTTGTTGTTCCTGGTCCAGTCGTCCAGCATTTTGGCCAGCTGGGCCAGGGGCGCCTCCTCCGGTCCGTCCTCCCGGTTCCCCAGGTCCGGGATCTCCGGCGCATTGGCCACGCTCTGGAGCATGGCGGCCAGTTTGGACAGCGGCAGGATTGCCTCCGCCTCTCCGCCCTCGCCCGCCTCCAGGATGGTGGGGGCGGTCACAATGCCGCCGGTGGCCAGCTGCGGAATAGTCGGAATATTAAAGCCCAGGGTTGTCCCACCCACGCCCGGCACCCAGTCCGGGATCGTGACAGATATGCCGTTGATCTTCTCCAGCACAAAATTGATGGCAGAAATGACCCCGTTAATGGGGGCTTTTGCCAGATTGACGATCATGCCGAACAGGTTTCCGAAAATATCCACAATGTTCTGCCACGCGGCGGACCAGTTGCCGGAAAATACATTCTGGACAAAATCAATAATTCCGCTGAAAATTGCCTTTATGTTCTCAATGGCGGCGGAAATACTGGCGGCCCAGCCGGAAAAGAGGGCGCCCAGGAACGGGAATTTTTCAGACAGGAACGCGGCCACGGAATTGATGGCGGCCTGCACTCCGCTGGCCAGCATATTCATGGGCGCCAGCGCCTTGGCCACCACGGTGCTGAAAATTGCGCCGAAGATGTTGGCTACATTCTGCCAGGCGGCGGACCAGTTGCCGGAAAATACATTCTGAACAAACTGGATCGCGTTCTGGAGGATCACCTGGATATTGGACCACACTTTTTGAACGGTGGACCACAGGGACCCCAGGACCGCTCCCAGCACCGGGAAACGGTTGGAAATAGCGGCGATCCCTTTTGCCGCCAGACTATCCAGACGGCTCCAGATAGCAGATCCGATTTCCAAAACGCCGGACAAAATCGCCGGTACAATTTCGATTATGGCTTTCAGTCCTGCTGCCACCGTGTTTCCCAGTCCGGCGATCACATTCCAGACGATGGACTTTATGCCCTGCCACGCTTTATCCCAGTCACCAGAAAACACGCCGCCTATAAAATCTGTGATCCCGGTGAAAATCCCCATGATATTTTTTACCACAGGGGCCAGCAGTTCCACCGCCCGCTCCAAACCGCTTAAAAGCGCGGTGCCCAGTTTTTCCAGCAGCGGCCCCGCAAACGCCCACACGCTCCTGGCCAGTTCCGCTATTGATCCGCCCAGGGTTTGCAGCTGGCCCCACAGGACCATGACGGTTTCCCGGAATTTCTCGCTTTTGTTCCACAGCAGGACGAAACCCGCCGCCACCGC